CAGTAATGGATCATGTTTGGGATGATGAAACACAAGCTATTTTCGCAGCGATTATTTCATTCTGGTTCGGTTCTCGCGCGATAGAGAAAGCTAGACAAAATAAATACATGGGTCGTTAACCGAGAGCTATTATGGCATTCGAAGAAGAAAACACAGTTCGTACTGAAATTGAGTTGCTGAAACGCGACGTCAGTTCAATGGCAACTGTCATCGACAAACTGGATGTCACTATAGATAAACTCACTGAAGTTTCTAATGGTTTGAATAGAATGATCACTGTTCATGAACAGCAGATTACGAAGAACGAACAAGCCGATAGGGAACTTTTTACCTTGATCGAAGAGCGTAGAAAAGAAGCATCAGAAAATTATGAGATTCTTCATAAGCGCATCAACACGGTTAAAGAAGAGACTGAGGAAAAAATCCGCGTCTCGAATGAAAGTGTCATGAAAGAACTCAAAATATTACGTGAGCATCAAGAAGAACATCACGATTTCATGCACAATCGTATGGTTTCACTAGAAAAGTGGAAGTGGTTCGTCATAGGATTAGCCACAGCAGCTGGCTTCATCATAGCACAAATACCTGCATTTAAGTCCTTGCTTGGTTAAGTAAAGTATAGTATACTTGATCAGTTATATCATTGTTGGAGTGAATTATGTCTTTGTGGGTAGATCACAAGTTCATCGGATTTTTATCGCCTAAACTCGATCGTTTCTCCAGGAAGGGGAATGATCTTTACAACTTTCGTTGTCCTATCTGTGGTGACTCTCAAACCAAGAAAAGTAAATCCAGAGGTTATCTTTTTTCTAAGGAAGGTAATGTCCTGATCTACAAGTGTCACAACTGTGGCGTGAGTATGTCCTTTGCTAAGTTACTAGAACAGTTAGATCCTGAGCTGTACAAGCAATACTCATTAGAAAAGTTCACCAATAAAAGTCGCCCCAAAGAAGAACGACTCATTCCGAAAAGGAAGCAGTATGAAGTACATGGAGCGTTAAAAAATTTAAAGAAAGTTTCTCAGTTGAGGCATGATCATCCCGTAAAACAATATATAATCAACCGAAAAATACCGAACCAGTTTCATGCGAAATTATTTTTCGCACCTAAATTTTATGAGTGGGTCAATTCGATCGCCCCTGAAAAATTTAAAAATATAAAAACTGATGAGCCGAGATTAATCATACCGTTCTTAGATGAACGGCAAAAACTCGTCGGATTTCAAGGCAGAGCATTGAAGGAAAGTAATGCCAAGTACATTACTATCATGCTCGATGAATCGGCACCAAAAGTGTTTGGTCTCGATACTTTGAACATTAATAAAACTGTTTATGTTTTGGAAGGTCCGATCGATTCAATGTTTATTGAAAACGCCATAGCGATGGCAGGTGCGGACATAAATCTTCCTTATCTGAGAAAGGGAAAGACTGTTTTCGTATTCGATAATGAAAAAAGAAACTCTGAGATCATTAAGCGCATTGAAAAAACTATCGATGTGGGTCACTCAGTTTGTATTTGGCCAGAGTATTTACCGTTTAAAGATGTAAATGATATTATCATGGCTGGATTCAGTTCGAGCGATGTACAGTCTATAATAGATAACAACACACATTCAGGCATGGCAGCGAGCCTTGCACTGAATGCTTGGAAAAGGTGTTAATAAATGCAACAAAAACATCTAGGAATCAACATCGATTTATCAAAGGATGAGTTACTCACCGATCAAGCAGCAAAACTTTTGAAAGATTACTACATGATTGATGGCGAAGACTCGCCACAACAGGCTTATGCACGTGCTGCGGTGGCTTATTCTTACGGTGATATGGAACTAGCTCAGAGAGTCTATGACGGAGTTTCAAAGGGATGGTTCATGTTTTCATCACCTATTTTATCGAATGCTACATTGCCTGGAGAGAAAGTAAAAGCACTGCCGATATCATGTTTTTTGTCGTATGTACCAGATTCACTTGAGGGTTTGATACAACACACGAGCGAGCTACGCTGGCTTTCAGTTAAGGGTGGTGGAGTCGGAGGACACTGGAACCATGTCCGTTCAGTGTCAGATAAAGCTCCTGGACCGATGCCATTTTTGCACACAGTAGATGCAGATATGACAGCATATCGTCAAGGCAAAACTCGAAAGGGATCATACGCAGCATACATTGACGTCAGTCATCCGGATATTATCGAGTTCCTTAACATGCGTGTCCCGACAGGAGATGTTAATCGTAAATGCTTAAATTTGCATCACGCAGTTAATCTGACCAACGAGTTTATGCAGGCTGTAGCAGACAATAAAGACTGGAATTTAATCGATCCGAATGATGAAGATGCTAGAGAAACTGTAAAAGCCAGAACACTGTGGGAGCAGATCTTAGAAACTCGATTTAGAACTGGTGAACCATACTTAAACTTTATTGACACCGCGAACGATGCATTACCAGAACCCATGAAAGAACTAGGATTGAAGATTCATGGGTCTAATCTCTGTAATGAAATTCATTTACCAACATCAGAGGATAGAACAGCAGTATGTTGTCTTTCATCTTTAAACTTAGAGAAATACGATGAATGGAAGGATTCTACTGTTGTTCGCGATCTTATCCGTTTTCTTGACAACGTCTTGCAGTATTTCATTGACCACGCTGGAGACGAAATCAGAAGAGCTCGGTATAGTGCTGAGAGGGAGCGTTCCCTTGGACTAGGAGCGATGGGTTTTCATGCGTATTTGCAGAAAAATTTAGTCGCATTTGAGTCCGAAGAGGCACGAGTCGTCAATGAAGAAATGTTCAATCACATTCAATCAGAGGCTATCGCTGAATCTTTGATCATGGGTGAAGAGCGTGGTGAAGCACCAGACATGAAAGGAACTGGTCGTCGCAACGCACACCTATTAGCGATAGCACCGAATGCAAACAGTTCGATCGTCGGAGGAACGAGTCCAAGTATCGAACCGATTAAAGCAAATGCGTACACTCATCGCACAAGAGCTGGTTCGCATTTAATAAAAAATAAGTATCTGGAGCGAGAACTTGAAAAGTTAGGTGAGAATACGCCTGAAGTTTGGAGTTCAATTATTACGAGCGGTGGTTCCGTTCAACATCTCGCATTTTTGTCAGATGAGTTGAAAGCAGTTTTCAAAACTGCGATTGAAATCAACCAAGATTGGGTAGTTTACCTTGGTGGCTCTCGTCAGAAGTATCTGTGTCAAGGGCAGTCACTCAATCTTTTCTTCCCTGCGGGTGCTTCTCGCAGCTATATCCACAAAGTGCATTACAATGCTTGGAAGTATGGATGTAAGGGTCTTTATTATTTGAGAACTGAAACATCAAACAAAGCAGAAAATGTTGCACAGAAAATCGAGAGAGATCGTTTGGTAGACTACGAAGAAAAAATGAAATTAGAATCTCAGGAGGACTGTGCAGGATGCCAAGGCTAGGAGCTAAAATGGATATCAAAATCTATACGAAGACAGATTGTCCTTTTTGTGTAAGAGCGAAGGACTGGTTCAATGGTCATGGGTTTCAGATTACAGAAATCAATCTTGATGACGAAGAACAAAGAATGGCATTTTATCAACGCATGAATAACACGCAGGAAGAGGTTGGCAAAGGTTCACAGTCTAGAGCNATCAACTCTGTCCCGCAAATTTTCATCGACGATAAGCATATTGGTGGATATGATCAGTTGATGCTTAGAGGCGATGAGATACTAAAAAAGCGTTCTGGTGGACTAACTCAGTTTTCCACTACATACAAGCCATTTCATTATCCATGGGCTGTAGAAATTACTACTCGTCATGAAAAGGCACACTGGATTGAAGATGAAGTTGATCTGTCTGAAGACGTTTCTGATTGGAAGTCAGGAAAGGTGACTCCAGTTGAGAAAGAATACATCACTAACATATTGAGGTTATTCACACAATCAGATGTCGCAGTCGGGCAAAATTACTACGATCAGTTCATTCCGAAGTTCAAAAATAATGAAGTGCGTAATATGCTTGGTTCTTTTGCTGCACGTGAAGGGATCCATCAGCGGGCATATGCGCTTCTCAATGAGACCTTGGGATTACCAGCGTCAGAATACCACGCATTCCTTGAATATACAGAAATGGTGGACAAAGTTGAGTTTATGACTGATGCCGATCCTACTACAGTTCGAGGACTTGGTTTGTGTTTGGCTAAATCAGTATTCAATGAAGGTGTTGCATTGTTCGCATCATTCGTGATGCTACTCAACTTTCAGCGTTTCGGTAAAATGAAAGGCATGGGTAAGGTAGTAGAGTGGTCTATCCGCGATGAATCAATGCACGTAGAGGGTAACTCTAAACTGTTTAGATCTTACTGTTCTGAGCATCAAAGAATCGTTAATGACGAGTTCAAGAGAGAAATTTATGATATGGCTCGGAAGGCTGTAGATCTCGAGGACAAGTTCATTGACTTGGCTTACAAACTCGGAGCGATTGATGGTCTTGATGCTGAAGAGGTTAAGCAATACATTCGTTACATTACTGATCGTCGTTTGTTGCAGCTTGGTCTCAAGCCAAACTTTAAAGTAAAAGAGAATCCGTTGCCTTGGTTGGAGTGGGTTCTGAATGGTGCTGATCATACGAACTTCTTTGAAGGTAGAGTTACAGAGTATGAAGTAGCAGGATTATCAGGAACGTGGGAAGATGCTTATGCCGCTTGATGAAAGAATAATTGATGTCACTTGTGAAGAGTGTAATACTGGGTTTAAAATGATGTTTACTGATACTGACGAAGGGGGCATGTCCATTGTGGCATGTCCTTTTTGTGCAGCCGAACTCACTGAGGAAGACTACATAGAAGTAGATGAATCAGGTGAGATAGATGAATGGGAAGAGTCGTAGCAGGTATTGATTATTCTTTGACTTCGCCAGCACTCTGCGTGTGTTTAGATGATGAGAATATACATTATGATAACTGTATGTTTTATTTTTTGACAGACAAAAAGAAGTTTGAAGGGAAATACCAAAATATAGTTGGCACTTTGCACCAAGAATACTTTACACAGCAACAAAGATATAGTAACATAGCTGATTGGATCATGCTGTATGTCTTACACATGTTCCCAGTTGCGAAAGTGTACATTGAAGGTTATAGCATGGGCTCTAAAGGGCGAGTATTTCACATAGCAGAAAACACTGCTATCCTCAAAGATCGATTCTGGCAAAGAGGGATCGCATTCGATTCTATTGCTCCCACAGCTGTTAAGAAAATCGCAACTGGTAAAGGTAATTCGGGCAAAGAACATATGCAGGAAGCATTCATTGAAGAGACAGGAAAAGATCTCAAAAAAATCTTAGATCAATCAGAAAAAAGCTGGAATCCATCTGGCGATATTATCGACGCATATTACATTTGTAAAGCTGGAGTACAACTAGAAAATGATCATCAGTCATAAACATAAATTCGTTTTTGTTAAAACATCAAAGGTTGGTGGTTCTTCTATAGAAAAGGTTATTTTTGATAACTTTTTTGATAAAGAAACTGATTGTTGGACTGGTGATCCACGCATTAAACATAATGCTGTAAATATCCCAGAATCGTTAAAAGGTATGTTTCATGCCAGTTGTAAAAAGATTTTAGAAAGTAAGATTATCACCGAAGAACAATGGCAAGATTACTTTAAATTTTCGATAGAAAGAAATCCTTGGGATAAAGTAGTATCACAATATTATTGGAAAATATTAAAAGGTAATGTAAAAGGTAATAAAACATTTGAAAAATGGTTCGCAGAAGCAAAAAATAAAGCTATAAAACAGTTATCTGACTGGAACAGATACACGCTGAATGATGAAATCGCAATGGATCATTTCGTATTATATCACAATTACACTAAAGATTTTCAAACCATGTTTAAAGATAAACTGGGATTAGAAATAAGTGAAGAGGCGATACGAGGAACGAAATTAAAGAGCGGTAATCGTAAAAAATATACTGGTGTGATCACAAAAGAAAAAGAGATAAATCACATAGCCAAACTT